CGATCCCCTTTTTTCTTCATGCCCTTTTGGACATATCCTTCCCAACAAGTGCCTCGTTCACTCATTTTAATAAATCACCGTAATAATCAACTGAACTTTTGTTTGATAAATTTATATCACCTGAATCGTGTTTTATAAATTTACCTTGATATGCATTAATTGATTCTAATGATTTAGCTTGTTTTTTATGTAATGCAGATGCCTTGTGTAATCCCTTTACAACTTTTTTAATTTTTATTTCTGCGCCTTCTTTTGCAGGTTTAGGTCCCTTGAAGTCTTTTCTTTTTACACCTGAAGGATCTTTGATTTTACCCGCACAAATTTTACTAGCGTATGCATTAGCATATGCACTGGGATATACTTTAAATTTTCTTTTGGCTGCTGCCTTGCCTCTAGCACATAGTTTTGTCATTGTTTTTAAGCCTCTTTCGGTTGTACAACTTCTTAGATTGTATCACTTTAGGCTTAAACAGTAAATGTCCTAGCGAGAGGATTCTTTTTATTGGATTTTTTGGTGTAAAATTTCTTTTTTTCTTTTTTCTTTTCATTTCTGGCACCTCTTAATTTGCCATCTATTTGTTGTGTCATTTGTGATCTACTTATTGTCATACTATATCCTTTGCACTTCCCATTATTGGTTTATATTTAGTTTTTCCTTCAGATTTATACGCATGTAAAAATGATGCTCTAGGTTGATCAGCAACCCACGAACAATGTATCCACCCGCTATTAGGTTCACCTGGAGTGTAGAACTCAAGGATTAATTGATCTGGAGAAAGGTTATTTTTTATCCAGTCAAAAAGTTCAGCGTTGTCTACGCCAATACATTCAAAATCTGCCGCCTCAGCTTTTGCATGCTGGCTGTTCTGACTCGATCCTATAGCTAGACACAGTTCTACGCTACGGAACCCGCTAGTCACCTTAACCCTGCCAAAATGATCACGTACCGGCTGAAGAATATTTTCACATAATGCTTTTAATTTTTCTATCTGCTCTGCATTAGGATTGTTATTGATGCCTTTACGAATTGCTGTGTCTGATTTAATTAATTCTGACAAGGTAAAATTACGTGAAAGATTCATAAATCTCCTATTCTATAATTAATTTTTTAATTGACTGCGAGCCATCTATGTTATCCTCTAACTCTGCCTTACCACGCCAGCATTTATAGGTAACTGATTCAGAAAAAGTTCTCTCAGCTTCACGTTTCCCGCGTAAACATAAAGCCATCGAAGGCTGCAAACGAGCCTCTTTAATCTCTCCATTTACAAACATGAGTAATCCTATTACAGCTTCTATCAATTGTAGCTCCCATTCTTATATCCAATCTCACGATTAGCATCTTTTAATTTTTCTATATCTTGCAAAACCTTATCCATCTGTTTTGTTAAAAATTCTATATTCACTTTATTCAAAGCCATTGACTCAATATGTTTGTTTAAACGATCGGTAGTCTTGTATAAATCCTCCAGCATCATGTACTGTTCTGAGTCTGCGGGAAGCGATCCCATTTGGCCCCGAGGCCATTTAATTCTAAATTCTGTATTTTGTTCTACGTCCTGCTCCATTATCTTAATCTTTGTGTCAGCAATGTTTAGACGTTCAACCATTTGGAAATAGCCCATAGTTCCAAGTGCTACGATAATTATCAACGAGGCTACCGTCTTCATTGGCATCTGCACGGCAGCAGATTCAGATATTGATAAAGGTTTATTACTCATTTATTTTTTTTCTTTTTTTTTCCAAAAACAATTATTTCAATTAGATTTGCTAATTTATCTATCAATCCAAAAAAACCGTACATAAATTTATCAAACATTAGATTCCTTGAAGTTGTGGATTTCGAGTAGTCATATTTTTTTCAGCTCTTGGTCTTGCTATAGAATCTTTACTTCTTTTACGAAGTTGAGCTATTGCTGACTCTTTTAACTGTCTTTGTTTTTTTGCAAATTTTAAATCTTTTTCTAAATTCATATTATTCTTTCTTTTTATGATACATCTCATAAAACATATTGTCACTATCCTCAGTCACCATGTCCGAATCTTCTGCATCCCAGTAAGTATTTTGGACTTTATAGTCAGGCCAACTGTTGTCAGTAGTATAACTATTAATGTGCCACAAAATACGATTATTAGGCTGAGCTGCATAATTGCCGTTATCAAGCTCCAATATATGTGCACACTTATGTTCTTGAGGAATTTCAGAATGTTCTGTATCCAGAATATTGACGTCCGGATGAGCCCAATCGATAGTAAACAAATATTTACCATGATAAAATTTTTTATCTAAACCTAAGTATTTGCCTTTTACACCATCCAGCCAATCAAAACAAGTAACGCTAGGCCAATAGCTAAAACAATTCCACAATTCCAATTCATTCGTTTGCATATCTGGCACGTTGGATCTATCAAAATTTTTTTGATGAAACGCTGATATAGGGAGACGCCAGTAGCACGCACCATTTGGTAACATGATATTAAACAAGATCGCACGCCCTGATATTGATGTGAGACCGAAGATAACACAGTCTTCGCTTTCTCCATGATGTTCTTTAAGGTCATAAAGGTACTCCTTTCTTACTTTACAATATATTGGAGGTAGATTCGCGTTTAGATAAGCCATGTTTATATTTTTCTCTCCAATAATTTTTTCTTTCTAAAAGTCTAACTCTATATTCTAATTTTTCAATACCAAAAATTTTTTTTATAAAATTTAACATTTCCATCTTCTTCTTGCTGCGCATATTCTTTTATCAGGAGTTTTGCTACAATTAATATTGTGCATCTTCATCTGACCTTTTGATCTTCTACAATAAGAAGCTCGTCTTTTTGCAGCTTTTGAACCTTTTTTAACTTTACCTGTTACTGCTGTTTTAAGTTTAGAACCAGGATTCATTCGTCTGTACGCACGAACTCCTGCTGCAGTCATACCTGCACCTGATTTTGTAGATCTAAAGTTTCTTTTATTTTTTGCAGGCATTCCACCCTTAGCGAAACCATCGATCTCTATACCTAAGTCAGCATAGTAATCCATCTATAACCTATGTTGTTAATCCAGGTCCTGAATACTTATCTGTTAACAAAGTATAAGCAGCCACCTTAGTTTTTGTCTTACAAAAAATTCCCTTTGGAAAAAGAATTCCATCTTCTGGAAAATTAAAATTAATTACATCTCCAGATGGCACATCACCTTGAAACAAAGTTGTTCCAGAGTTTGATGTAGTTGTAAGTTCTAAAGTTCCAGCTCCTGTACCATCTGAAGCAATTATAATTCCTCGTAATCTTACTGGTTGAGCTATAATTGCATCTGTACCTGCTGCGGCGACAGATCTTGTTGCTTGTATATCACTTTTAAAACTCATGTGTTCTCCTAGTTCGTGGCTCCCGAAGGAGCCACTATTTAATTATTACGCTATTGTTGCAATAGGAGTTGATAAAGTCTCAGCTCTGTAAGTTGAGTTAGTACCATCGTCCTTAATGCAAGTTAATCTTACTCTAGCATTTACCGCAGTTGAGTTAGGTAATGTTAAAGTATCACCTGCAACATCACTTGACGGGTTAGCAGCAGTTCCACCCATAAGCGAAAGCGCACCAAAGAAATTTGATACACCTGAACCAGGTAGAACAAAAGTAACAGTTTTACTACCGCCAACAGCAGTAGTTACGAAAAACTCATAAGTGTTTCCAACATTAGCCGTACTTAAAGCAGGCATGTTAACAACAATATCACCTGTTCCATCAACTTCAAAAATTGTTCCTGATTGAGCAGTAGTTAAAGTTGTTGTTACATCACCCCCTGTATTCAAAGTGGTGTTGTCTACTGTTTGTCTAAAGTTTGGTCTAGCATCATAAGTAGCTTCAACTGTAATAGCACCTGTCGTACTATTTTTTGTTATTTGTTCGAAACCATTTTCCGATCGTACCGGTCCCGAAAAAGTTGTATTAGCCATAATTTTCTCCTTTGTATAGCTTTGATTATGTCGTCTCTATACCGTCTGCCTAGTCAGTCGACATAATAGTTTCTCTAGGTTCTTTTGATTATATATAAAAAAAGGGGCAGAGTAAACTCCGCCCCTTTTAGATTTGTCTCTTATCTACGATTACGCAGCACCTGGAGATCCGAAGATTCCTCTAGGGTCAGAGAAGCCGAAGCTGTATCTTTCTCTAGCTTTGAATCTAACGTTTCCAGTGTCGAAATCACCTTCAATCGCTGTTTTAATTGGCGATCTTACAAAGTGTTTTAGACCGTTAGGTGCATCTGTCATAATGAAGAATGCATCAGTGTCAGTTAAGAAGTGATTAATTCTGTAACCTTCTGGTATCATTCCCATGTTTGCCATTGCGTTGATATCGTTATCTGCAGTTCCGACTCTTTGAGGGGATCTTAGAATTCTCTCAGCAGTAAATTGTAATTCTTTTGGAATTATTAATTTTCTACCTTGTAGAGCGATCTTAAGTCCTCTTTCGTCTACGAACGCAGCAATATCGATTAACGATTGTTCTAGTGAAGTTTCTGACAAGTCAGAAGCAGTAGACAATTCATTTCTGAATGTTCCACCGTTTGCAAGAGGGTGATCAGTAGTCATAAGTGCTTTTCCGTCACCACCGTTTGCTGTGTCGAAACCGTTGTTTAGAACGTTCGCTGCAGTGATTTGTTTAGATTGCGCCATTGATCTTGCAAGAGCTCTTGTGTATCTGCCAGCTAATCTGTCGTACAAGTTATCTTCGATAGCTTCCTCAGTTATAGCAAAACCTAATGCTACAGTGTTGTGAGTGTATCTTGATGTGTACGCTTCAGTCGCTTGATCCATAGTGACCATAGCACCTTCAGCTTTATTTGCTGCAGTACCGAAGCCAGATAACATTACTTCTTCTTCAAACGCTCTGTCTGAAGTTTCTGTAATAAAGATCTCTGCGTGTTCATTGTCGTATCTATTATATTCCAGGCCAAATAGTGCATTCAAACCTGGCTCTAGTTCTTTAACTAGTTGTGATCTTGATATAGCCATAATTTATAATCTCCTATTTATTATAAGCCTGTGCCTTGACTGTAGAAATGGTTATTAATTCTAACCAACACATCTACATTCGCGCTTCCAGCCTCGCTATTTTGCGTATCTTGCGAAATATCGATTGCTTGAAGAACAGTTCCACTTGTTGTTAAACCAGATACACTGTGGTCCAATTGGACTTCAGAAATACCAGTTTGAGTGGATCCTGTTACGTTTGTTATTGCAAAGTTTTTAAAGATGTCTGCTACTGCAAACGCTCCATCAGAGTCGATCGAGTAAACTACATTCGGGTCGTCAATTACATTAGCGATAATATCACTAGCTGCAACTCCACCTGGATAGAAGTTTTTAAACGTCGGCTTCTGAGTAGTAGGGTCTGTGTAGAACACTCCGTTAAAAACGCCAATGACTTTGTCAGAAGTAGCAGCAACTGCTCTTTCGACTCCGCCACCAGTTACAGGTTTTACCAAGTCACCTTGGAAGATTGCAGTAGCATAACCACTTGCAATTCTGTATCTGTTTTGTGCGTTAATAAATGGAGAGCCATCTAACTTTCTTAC